GATTGGAATGTTGCTTTAGGACAGAATGCAGGAACGGCTATCACTTCCGGTGCGGCAAATATCGCCATAGGACATAATACTTTACAGGCTGTAATAAGTGATGCTTCATCAACAGCAGTAGGTCATAATTCAATGTATTCTGCTACATCTTCGCATTCAGTAGCAATTGGGAGAGATACACTAAGAAGTGCAACAGGGGATAAAATCGTAGCAATAGGAAATAACTCTATGTATGCCCTAACTTCAGGATTAGGAAACACAGGTGTTGGGTTTAACACAGGGAGATACATTACTGACGGTCAAAGAAATACTTTGATTGGTTATCAGGCAGGTGATGGGTTCGATTCAGAAAGCGACAACATAGCAATCGGCTACGATGCTTTAGGTGGCGCAGTAGCAGGTGGAGAAAAGAATGTCGCTATTGGAAATTACTCACTCGATGCTGTGACCTCCGGCGACCACAATGTAAGCATAGGTCATCTTGCGGGTTCAGGACTTACAAGCGGAGAGGACAATGTTTTCATTGGAAGGGAAGCAGGTTTGGGTTATACCTCCGGTTCAGATTCAGTCTTAATCGGTGATTATGCAGGTAGGTCACAAACAGCCAATGGAAATGTGTTGATTGGTAGTCTTGCTGGCTACAATGCAAACAGCAGTTGGGGGAACAATGTAGTCGTAGGACATCAAGCGGCTGCGAAATTACATGGAACAGGCAATCAGTATATTGGAGATAATGCAGGTGGAGTAAATAATACTCATGCTTCGGCTCACTATAACACCGTAATTGGTAGTAGCGCATTAGACACGGTGACTTCGGGTAGTAAGAATATCGCTATTGGTTGGAATGCCGGAGATAACATCACAACCGGAACAGGAAATGTAGTCATAGGCTTGGCTGATGTAGCGAGCGGAACAGGAAATAAGCAACTATCCATTAGTTCTCTATCCGACCAAGACGGAGCGTGTGTTTGGATTACCGGAACAAGCAACGGAACGGTCAATTTTCCAGCATCGAAAATCCAACTTAACGGCTCTCTTGGTTCAGACGGACAGGTTCTAACTTCAACAGGTAGCGGGGCGGCTTGGGAGGATGCCGCAGGTGGTGGTGCTACTTCATTAGATGGATTATCAGATGTAAGCATCGCATCGAACTTTTCACAATACTATGGAAATGATGTTACCCACGATAATGCAACTTACAATACTTCCGTTGGTTCAACCGCTCTTGATTCAATTACCACAGGTAGCGGTAATACTTGTTTTGGTGCAAAGGCGGGAACAGGAATAACCGATGCAACAGGTAACATTCTCGTTGGTTCAGAAACAGGAACAACCATTACAAGTGCTGCGAGTTACAACATAGGTATTGGTGGAAGTGCTATGAATGTAGGTGATTTCAACGGTTCAAACTACAACATAGGTATTGGTGTATTCACTATGAGGAGTTGTTCTGGTGGTGATAATAACATAGGTATTGGAGGTTGGTCTGCAAAGGAGATAACATCTGGTAGCGACAACATTGGTATGGGTTATGGTGCAATAAAGGAAGTTACCACAGGTTCAAGAAACATTGGAATAGGAGGTAATGTTTACAATGCCGCAGACACAGAATCAGACAACATAGCAATAGGTTATGATGCTCTCGGTGGTGCTGTTGCTGGTGGTGAGAAGAATGTCGTTATTGGAAACTATGCGGCAGATGCCCTAACAACTGCTGATGGAACGGTGATGATTGGTTATAATGCCGGAACTGCAATTACTACAATGTTAGGTGCAACCTTAATTGGTTATCAGGCAGGTATGAATGCAACAACGGGAACTGAATTAACGGCTGTTGGATATAATGCAGGTAGAGGTTTAGGTGGAACTAATACCACAACTGCAATTGGCTACAATGCTTTGGGTGATGCTTCACAAGCATACGGAACAACTGCTGTTGGTAGTTCAACGGGTCTAAATGCTACGGGAAGCGCAAATACTCTATTAGGTAGAAGTGCTGGTTATTCTTCATCAGGTAATCGTAATACCTTCATTGGTTCTTATGCAGGTAATAACAATTCTTCGGGATATGGAAATGTTCTAATCGGTTCTGATATACGAAATGCAGGTGCAACTGATAGTCAGCGACTCAAGATATGGGGTGCTAACTCCGGTGGTTCAGCCCATGTGAAATGGATTGAAGGAGATAATAACGGAGTCATCAAGTTCAACGATGCCTACTCATTCCCAGCCGCCGATGGAAGTGCTAACCAAGTTCTTACTACGAATGGAAGTGGAACGCTAACTTTTGCTGACGCAGGTGGTGGCGGTGCTTCCACTCTCAATGACTTAACAGATGTAATCGCTAACGCTACTAATTTTACAGATGGTATTCTAATATCTACTGATGGAGCCGCACCGCCAACAGGAACATTAAGTAGTGCAAATGGAAATATAGGTATGGGTAAAGATGCCTTTAGCGCATTAACGGGTGGTGACTACAATGTAGCAGTAGGGCATTCAGCATTAAAGAGTCTTACCACAGGTGGCGACAATGTAGCAATAGGCGGTTGGGAAACATTAGCCTCAGTTACTACTCAAACCAACAATATAGGAATAGGCTCTCAATCGGGCCGATACATAACTAATGGGGCAGGAAATGTTTTTGTCGGAGCGCAAGCGGGAAGGGGTAATTCAAGCGGTGTTGCCGCTTCAAACAATGTTGGTATCGGCAACGGTGCTATGTATGCAATAAATGGTGTAGCCAACAACAATGTCGGAATAGGTCTGTATGCTCTTAGAGATGGACTAACAACCGGTGATGATAATATCGCAATAGGGCACAGCGCAAGTCGTAATCTATCAACAGGTAGTCAAAATATCATAATGGGATATGAGGCTAATGATACAGGCGTTATTACAGGAACAAGAAATGTGGGCATTGGAATGCAATCATTTAGAAATGCTACAACAGCCTCAGACAATGTAGGTGTTGGGCCTGAAACATTTGGAAGTGGTGTCTTAACAGGAGAAAACAACATCGCTCTTGGTAAAACTGCACTTAAGAAATCCACAGCCGCATATTACAATGTAGGAATTGGATATCGGGCCTTAACAGAAAATCTGGATGGGCAAAAGAACATTGGAATTGGTGGGGGTGCTTTAGAGGCAAACACAACAGGTGACTCTAACATCAGTATAGGTTATGAAGCAGGAAATAACATCACAACAGGCTCAGGTAATGTCGTAATTGGAAAAGCCGATGTATCAAGTGCAACAGGAAACGACCAACTCTCAATTTCTTCGGGTGATGGAAGCCCCGTATGGATGACCGGCAACTCATCTGGTGTTGTTGATTTCCCTAATGGATTCACAAACAATGGTGCATCTATGGGTGCTAATACAGATGCTGCTGCTTTTAAGTTCACGGTCAGCAATAGAGTTCCAATGATGAATGGAACTGCTGGTGGTATGACTACCACAACAATGAATGGTTATTGGGCTTATGGTAACTTAGTTAGTTTTACAGAAAGTAAAACTCTATCTAACGCATGGATTTACATTAACTCCTTATCAAGTGGCTCGGCTGATACCGGAGTAATTGCGGCACTATATGAGTTGCCTTCATCAACATTAACTTCTTCTTCTCTTAGTAGCACCTTAATTGCTACGGCTACTTGGGCACCTTCATTGTTTGTTACAGCATCTGGTTCAACAGGTTATAATTCAGTAAGTTGGGTAGTAGCAAGTGGGCAATCATTACTATTGGATAGTTCAAAGAATTATGCTGTTATGGTTTCAAATTGGGCCAACAACCAAAATACTTCCACACCATTCAATATCTTAGCATGGTCGTCTGATACATTACCTAACATCTCAGGCTCAGGAGGTAATGTCGGTGTATCTAATGGATTTGCTTTGTGGGCAAATGGCTCAACTTCACCCCCAGCCTCCGCAAGTCTTTCAAACTCAGGAACAGGGGCGAAAGCCGCAATATGGACTACATTCACATGATGGAATAAAGAGATGATAATATGATGATTAAATTAAGCACACTATACCGAACAGAAAATGGGGTTCCCTATGATGTTACATGGGAAACTTTCAGGGAATCACGCGACCTTGCACTATTAGCAACTGATGTTCATTTGTTAGTGGATAAATACAATGCCTTAACAGAAGAACAGCAAGAGGCAATTACTACATTTAGACAATGGTTAAGGGATGCAACGAAAAATTATGATTCAGCAAATGACGCTGTTGATAATTGGCCTCAACCGGAAGATTGGTTTTAGACCCAACACTTTATTAAACACACATGGAATGGTTGTAATATGGCGCTTACCGTAGCAATAGAAACTACCTTTGGACTTAGTTGTGCTGAGGCTCATGTAGTGATAAGAGAGTTTAGAATGGATAAAGAAGTAGATGACGAAGGAAACAAGTCATTTAATGTAACATACGGAGGTCTTATCTATATGGATGAGGCTGCTTACACCGGAGGAAAGTCGCCGGTAACGGGCTTGAACTTTTCCCTACCATTAGATGTAGAAGATGGCGCAGACCAAGAGAACCTTCTCAAACAATGTTATGTGAATCTTAAGACCCAAGTAGGGTTTGAGGATGCAGTAGATGCTTAATCATCCGAATTGGCTTCTATACGAAGAAGCAGTTGATGCTGAAACTTGCGAAAGATGGATAACTGCCGGAAGGCAGGTAGAGCCTCAGAAGGCTACTACATTCAGACAGGGCGAAGGCGAGGAAGATTCTCATAGGAAAACTCAGATTAGGTGGCTCCCAAATCAGGGAGCATATCAGGAAATGCACGATGTTTTCAAGAGGATAGCACTTGACGCTAACCAATACTTTCAAACAACAATAACTACTTTACCTTCGCTACAATTTACGGAGTATTCAGATGTGGGCTACAAGTATGATATGCACCACGATGTAGATTGGAACAGACAAGACGGGCTTCATAGGAAACTAAGCCTTGTTCTACAACTAAGCGACCCCGATGATTACGAGGGTGGCGTTCTCTCCTTCTCCCACACACAAAACCCTGATGCTGCGGCCCTGTTAAAGCGTGGTTCTATCATCTGCTTCCTTTCATATTTGGAGCATGGGGTCAGCCCCATCACCGAAGGCTCAAGAACAAGCCTCGTTGGTTGGTTTGAAGGCCCACGCTGGCGATGATTTAACTAACGGTAAATATATCCTATTTCTATGAATGAAACTGAGAGTGTAGCATACATCTTAGCAATCATCATAACATTAGGAGCAATAGGCCCTTCTATAGCAATAGGTCCTCCTGATTCAGTAGTCAATCCTTTTTCTTGTAGGGAGTTAGAGGGAACCATAGTAGAAAAGGAACATGACGAAGAAGGACACAAACTGTATGTTCAAATATACACGGAAGCATGGGATGGCTACATAGTTTATGTATCAAATAAAACATACGACGCATACGAGATAGGTTATACCTACAAACAAACTACCTGTGACTTATTTGAATATGAAGATATCTTGAATACCTTAGATGAAATGGTAGAAGTGGGAGTGTTCATTCCAACATGACTCTTTAAGTAAGCCACCAAGTATCAATAGGTATGTCTGTAGAGGACCGGATGATTAGGAAGGGAAAAATTGTATATCAACCCCCTGAAAAATCCTATACCAACATAAACATTGAAGAAACACCTCATGGCTACAAAATATATCGGGCAGGGTCAAACAAGCCTTTCAGCGTAATACCCTTCTCAGCCGTAAAGCAGATAATCTATGATAGAGGCGAATAATATGCAAGAAAATAATACAACAACGGTTGAAGAAGTGTGCAGAAATGCTTTGAATGAAACGATATCGTGCGTGAGTGGGTCTTCGTCATCCTTATTGGATGATATAGAGGTCCTACTTGTGTCGGTTGCGGTCCTTTTGGGGATTGCGGCTTGGGCCATGAAGAAATACAGGACATTGAATGCTGATGGAAGCATCAGCCTTGATGAAGTGATTGATTCTATGGGTGAGGTCAAAGAAAAGGCCGCAGAAGCCAAAGCAGAACTACGCACTATCGAGGAAACATTAGAATCTCGTAATGTCGCTGAGTTGAAAGCCATGCTTAAGGAAAAGGGTCTTGCTGTATCAGGCAAGAAGGCTGACCTTATTGCCCGATTAAAGGCAAGCATGGGTGAAGACGGTGAGTGATGAAAGCGTAGTAGATTTGAGATTAGACAATTTAGAGCAGACTGCTGCAAGGCATGAACGGCTCATTGAACAATTGGTTCAGTCCAACATGGATATGAACACAGGGCTGGCTAAGGTTGCTACAGAATTAGAATTAACCAATGGGCTTATTGCTTCGTATATGGGAACTATGCAAAAGATTACTTTTGCCCTAATAGCAATAGTTGCTGGGGCTATGGGTCTTTCTACTCAGATGTGATATTATGAATGAGAATCAATGGAATGTTTGGTGTAGAAGTGTGCATGAGCGACTCACAAAGATTGAAAAGACACTCGCTTCGTATCATAAAGTGCAGAAGCGTATGCTTTACATTATGGGCTTAGGATTTGTGACGGTGTTAGTAAATGGTATTCTATTGTTCTACAAGTGATGTTGGCTCAAGATTAGGTCTTGATAGCGGTCAGCGCACCCGCGCTTCTACCAAACTTTCAAGCGCAATCAGACGCTCAAGTATAGACATAGACCAAATCTACCGTGATTACGGGAGAGATGTTCCAAGTAAGAGTATCAAAGACACTACACTAAGTGGTGCAGTAGTCGCTGGTGCTAATACCATTGTTCTAACAAGCGGAACAGGATTTAGTTCTGCTGGTAATGGAAACATTGATGGTGATTCATTCAAATGGACCGGAAAATCAACACATACACTAACAGGTGTTAGTGGGTTATCCGCAGACCACGCAAGCGGAGTAGCAGTTCAAGAGGGCGAGATGGCCCATGTATTAAGAGAGATATGCGCTGACCTTGCCGCATCGTATTACCTTGAGGATGAAAGCCTATTTCAGACTACAGGGCCGGAAGGGTCTATGCGAGGAACAGTATTGAGAGAACGCGGTGAGTTAAGCCTTAAGAGGCTGGCGCACTTAGGTAGTGTAGATTAGGTGTTCGGATGGTTTTTCCGGGTTACACTAAGAAGGGTAGTCGCGCTACTGTGCCTAAGTCCTTCAAAAGTCGCTCAAGTCAAGGTAGGGAGGGTTACCTAACCTATGCTCCATTTCTAAATCCGGGTATGCCCGAAATAAGCGCAGTATGGTTTTTCCGTAGTAATGTTCAGGATGAATTACAGGATGCAGAAACATCTTTCAAGAATAATGCAGAAGAAATTGAGTGGGAAAATAATCTAAAATCAATTAAGCACAATACAAGAACTGCAATAAAACACACGGATTCTGACGGACCATTAGAAGTAAGAGGATATTTTGATACAAGCCAATACAAAACAGAAATTGAAAAGGTAAATCAGAAAATTAAAATGGAAGGTATCAGACTTATGAAAAAGGCTATGGTGGAAGCAAGAAATGAAACCCAAATGTTAGTAATGCACATGAGAAGGGCATTTAAGTCAGGGTATTTTCAAGGTCTTTCTCATAAGGATGATGTATATTACAAAGTAGCAAAATCTCTTGACTACAGAATTAGATATCAAGATGAAACAAAAAACCAATTCATACAAGCGTTTGCTGGCTCTTATTCAAAAGACGATGCTGGGGATGTGCCTACGGGAGTTTTGGGTAGCAGGGGCGGAAATATAGCACTAATGACTGAGGATGGAACAGGCCCGTTTATTCAAGATGAAATGCCTTTGGGTGGAACAGCAAGAATACAAGAGAAACTGAAACATAGGTGATTAAATGGCCGTAGCAACAAAGACTCAGTATTGGAACAGCCGTATGAACGGCACAGACCCATCGGCTTTGTCGGGAACATACAATGATTCTTGGTCGGGTAGCGGCGGTTCTGCTTCCGGTGGTAATTGGGTTATCACGAATGGAACATGGACTATTACCCCTACCACTAACGAATATACGCTGGTAGCGTGCTTGGAATACACCACAGCACCCGATAGCGGAGAGGTTCTTATGCGCCTTGATAACGGAACACACAAAGTAGAGGTTCAATCAACAGGCACAAACACAACTCTTTCTCTTGTTGGTAGTTCTACCGTAACAGTAACTGACCTCGACCTTACATTGGCTGAGGACAAACCTGTTAGTTTAATCCTCAGACTAACTCTTGCCTCAGATGGCTCCGCAAAACTCTATACGCATGAGATTATCAACGACGATGACGCTAATGCCGTTTTTAGCACCGTTACAGGCTCGTCAGGGGCAGGGAAGGCTGTAAGGTGGGGTAACACCACCGGCAGCGTTAAATGGGCCTCTATCTACTACTCTAAGTTTGGGGCATTTTCACCCGAAGAACTACTAATTTCTGATTTCGCGCAAGATACTCTCGCTCGCATGGGTATAGGCATAGTGAATCAACTCAAAAATAGCCCTCGACCTTACTTGAAAACACAGATTGACGACTCATCTATAGTGTATGGTTACGATATTTCTTCTCAAATGCTCAGTAAAGTAGGCTCACCGAGCATCCATGTCTTGATTGAGGGTCTATCCTCACCTGATTTTGAATCTCTTGGTGGTGCTAAAATTACACAGAATTACGATGTGAAGATATTTATTACTGTGCGGGGCACAAATTATGAGAACGCCTATCGAAAAGGACTTAACATTATGGGAGAAGTATTCGATGAACTATACACGAATACAGGAGTATCAGGAACGACTGATAGTATCACATCGTATTCTGCTGACCTCGACCCTAAGATGGATAACGACGAAGTAATCTGTGTTCATGTCCTAACCCTCTCATATATGCGTAGAATTGATATGCGACACAGATAAGAATGTTTATAGGTCAGCCTACTTGTAGATTGATTACATACAGGTGATACTATGGTAGAGTTTCTGAACAGATATGTTTCAATTGAGAAGGAATCGGCGTATGGGACTGAGCCTTCCGGCACGCCCATTTATGGTGAAGTAGATGACGAATCGTTTGCACACGCTTACGATTTGCTAACGCGGCAAGATATGAGCCGTCAAATCGTATCAAAGTCCGTAACAGGAACTGAGTATTCTGAGGGCGGCCTTAACATGGCTCTACAGATTGATGATTTCGTAGGTCACATCTTCGCTGCTTTCTTCCCTGATACAGATTATAACAGCGATATAACAGGAGGACACACATTCAACGAGCCGAGTGCGGCAAGTCACACATACAATTCCTACACAATTAGAGTTGGTAGGGAACAGAAAGAACACACATACACAGGTA